ATAGATCCTGTGAAAGCTCTTACAATACCAGCAATAATTTGAGGTACGGCTTTGACGATAGCAACAATAATCTCGGGGAGATTCGCAATTAGTGCAACGAATAACTGGATTCCTGCATCGATTATCTGCGGAATAGAATCAATCAGAAAGTCCACCAATGCATTTATAATGGCAGGTAATCTTGAAACAAGCTGCGGTATTGCCTTAACCAATCCCTGAGCTAACCCTATAATCAATTTTAAAGCTGCATCTAACAGCTTGGGCAGATTATCAATCAAACCTTCCACAATCTGAGTGACTGCAGAAACTGCTGCAGGTATGAGCTGTGGTAAAGCTATGCCAATACCATCTACAAGTGCAGTTACAAGTTCAATTGCTGCATCTATAAGTAAGGGTAGGTTATCAATTAATGCTCCGACAATTGTCATCACAGCACTTACTGCTGCCGGAATAAGTTCTGGTAGTAGGCTCAAAACGGTTTCTAATACCTGTGAGAATATACTTGTGACAGTTTCAAGCAGCATAGGCAACAAGTCACCAACCGCTGTTAGAATTGCACCTGTTGCCGTTGGAAGTGCGGCTACGATATTCTCTAAAACAGGTACGATATTAGTGACAACCGCTTGGAAAGCATCAACAAGATTCTCTGTGAGGTTTGTCATATCGGCATTAGCATTACCAAGTCCTGCGGTGAAAGAACCAAGTGCAGCTTGAAGCAGTCCGATTGAACCCGTAATTGTTTCTGTGGATTCGCGTGCAAAGTTCCCGGCATACTGCTGGGTATTCTCGAAAAACATCTGCATAGCGACTTCAGCTTTTTCAGCTTGTGTAGCAGTTTTCCAAGTGAAATCAAGACCTTTTGCTAGAGCATATGCCTCAATATTGGTAGCGTTCATCGCAACACCTAAGTTGTCCATCATTGTGAAGTTGCCTTTGGCGGCACCTGTGACTGCGTCCATTGCCATAGACATATCAATGCCCATAACAGAAGCCATGTCTGCGGCACGTTGCATTGCTTTCTCGGTCAATTCAAGGCTTTTTTGCTGTTGGATACCAGAGCCTTGGAATAACGCACCCATTTTGTTTGCAGTTGCTAGGTACTCACTTTGTGATATACCAAGGTTTTTATATGCTTCTTCGCCGCTTTTCTGGATAGCTAAAGCGTGAGCTCCAAAAACCGCCTCGGAACCGCCAAGGTTTTGCTCTAACTCACCAAATTGTGCTACTACTTCTTTACCTAGTTTTATAGCCGCAGCCCCTGCAGCAGTGGCAACCGCACCCATTGCAACACCAATGCCCTTGAGGACACTACCAAGTTTTCCAAACTTGCCACCAGCATCGTCTGCACTTCTAGCCGAATTATCCAATTCTTCACCGAGATTATTAGCTTCGACAGCAGACTGTTCAAGTTCACGTTCCATATCATTAAGCTGAGCCTGTGCCTTGTTTAGCTGGATCTGCCAGTTTTGCGTGCGGCGATCATTCTCACCGAACGAGGAGGCGGCATTATCTAAAGCGGCCTTAAGAGTTGCAATCTTTTCTTTTTGTGCGTCGATTTCTTTATTCAGAACCGCATTCCGAGCGGTAACCGACTGTATCGATTTATCGTTTTTATCGAATTGACTGGTTACAAGGGTCATTTCACTGCCCAGAACCCTAAATGATTGGTTGATTTCAGAAAGAGCTCTCTTAAATTCGCGCTCGCCTTCAACACCAATCTTTAAGCCGAAATTGTCTGCCATGCCTTCACCTCCTCAAAAAGGGCATGGAAAAGGAGCAATGTTTTTAGTTGCTCCTAAGTTAAATATTTTTTTAGCAGATGATATAGCAGCCGTTTATGAAAACTATTGACGGTGCAGTATACAAGGCATCCTTAAAAATTACTGTAAACCGAAGTCCATCCAAGGATACATCAATTAAAGATTAGCAGAGTCCATCAACTGCAAGGTGCTGTTGTCATGAAAATGTTGACGGGGCAAAGCAGACTACAGATAATGTCACAGAAGAAAAATCTTTGTATCGAAAGATAGAAATTCCGACACCTCCGCAACACGGTATGAAAAAATGTTTGGGACTTTACTTATTTACGAGATAAACAACTAATGAAATTCCTCCGATTATAAAACATATAGTCATTCCTATTGTTCCAATTCTCTCTATTGTTTCATTTTCTGATCTCATCATTCCCCTTAATAATAATCCGAGTATTGATGCTATTAATGAAGTCCACATATGTATGCTCCTCAAATCAAATTGATTACCAGTATTATATACGATGCACTAAACTTATACAATACTTTGAATTATTATTTTCGTTTTAATTCAAGTTGCATGACTAGTTAAGATTTTTAATATATTGTTTTGAAGACACCTCTTATTGTGTTTTTCCTTTTTAACCCATGGCTTTAAATATTTTTGCCATACATAGTGTTGGTTTGCTTTACTTTTCATAACTAACTCCAATCTGTTGCGGTTTAATTCTCACTTATAGCCGAAAAGTGACTATATATATAACACATAAAGCATACCACTATTACTAATACTTATCAAATGCCAGCAGGGATAACATCATCAATCGTCCAATTCCTTTTTGGCTTTTCCATACCAAGAAATTGCTTATGGCAGGTCCAAATGTCGAGGAATAGACCAATGGGCATAAGCCAGAATTCATCTGAACTAATGCCCATCTGCACAGTACCGTAATAGAAAAGCCGGGTAAACAACTCGTTATCGTTTATCCGGCTATCGCGTTTTTTGATATGCCATCCCCGGTGGCGTTTTCCTCGCTTTCCACATTGCGCTTGGTACCTTTAAACATCGCCTCAGTAATTGCATTTTTATATGTTGCAAGATCAAGTGGGGAAGTGAGAAGCTCGACTTCTTCCTCGGTGAGCAATTCCTCAGGCGATTCCTTGTTCCTGAGATTGTGTATTAAGATTGACTGGTTTGCTAGCAGCGTGATTAACCATATGATCTCGTCCAACGCCATCTCGAAGTTCTCGGATTTCATCAGTTTTTCTCCGAGGTTTTCAAGCCCGCCATATCGACCGGCAATTGCTTTTGTTGCACGTGTAGTCAGAACCAGTTCATAATCTTTGCCGCCAATGTTTATAGCTGCAGTTCTCTCATTATCCATCCTTTACCTCCTATGGTTCCGGGGTGTAGACTGGCTCGTAAACTTCAGAGAACCATCCGGTAATAACGGAAGCAGGAACGCCTGCATCGCCTTCGGTTACCTCAGCTTTCCATGGGTGCTTGCCCAGCCCATCTAATTTATTTCTTCGTGTGACTGTTCCTTCAATAGTCGGTGTAGAGAAAGTAATAGAATCAGACTTAGTCTGCAGGTTTGTTGCTGGTAGCCCGAACACCACACGGTACAACCAAAATTATCGATATGTTCCGTTGGCCTTCTGTGCACGAAATCCTATAGCGACCGGAGCGCCAACATTTTCGCTGGCAGAGATAAGAACACCGTTGTCATCAGTTGATGCACCAGTTAGATCTGCCGCAACTGTTGGGCCAATGTCATCCACTCCGAGTGTGAGGGTACCACTGCTGAAGTCTTTAACAATTTCTGCGGCACCGTCGTCCGCATACAGAATCGCCTCTACCAATTCTACAGATAGTTCAGCGGTTATGGCTTTGGCAAGCACCGAAGGCACACCATAGGTTTCCTCACCATTAGAGTCCTCGGTTATTTTTGCATAGTACAGTTTATCCAGACCGATAGTTGCCATATGTTATTCCTCCAATCCATAGTTTTTTGCCACATCTATGGCGTAATGATGATATCCAGTATCATCCTCATGTCCGATGTATCGTCGCTCGGTTATAGTGAAATCATCACTTAGTAAAGCAGTAATGATCTGCTTTTTCCTCTGTTGGTAGTTGCCTTTTGAAAAAAGTGAAATTCGTACTTCCTGCACATCAAATCCGGGAAGATTATCCGCATGAAGTTCAAAAATGTCCGATAGAGGTAATAGGACTACATACTCATCCGGAGCTTTGTCAGAAAAAACACCAGTTTCCACGGGAAGAGGTATAGCGCTTACGATAGTAGTAAGTTCCGATAGAATACTCATATCTTGCCAATCTCCTCCTCTAGCTTATTAATCATTGCATTAGTGCAAGGTCTGCGAGATGCAGTTCTTGCGGGCTTCATGAAAGGTTTAGCGGGTTGTCCGTGTTTGCCATATTCAAGGACACTTGCAATTTTTGCATTGTTTTCACCATCAGGGCGAGGCTCCGCGAATCCGACCTTCACATTGAAGTTTCCATTTCTATCCTGCTTAGCATCAGAAAGACCTAATGATGAAATAAGTTCACC